GAAGTCGATCCACCAGCCCTTGAGGACGTTCAGGCCAGCGGTCCAGACGGTGACGAGGGTGTTCACCGCGATCTCGGCGGCCAGGGCCAGGTCGTCCCCAGCGATGGCGTCCTGGATCCCCTGGAAGGCGTCCAGCACGAAGCCCTTGAGGTTGCGGAAGCCTTCGGCGAGGGCGCTCAGCGCGTTCTGGGTAGCGCCGGACATGCTGACCATGGCCACGCCCAGGCCCAGGACGGCGGCCGTGATGATCCCGGCCGGCGTTGCCAGGAACAGCAGGACGGACCCCAGGGCCGAAAGGACCGTGATCGCGCCCCCCGCGATATGGGAAAGCGCGATGATCGAGGTCCCCAGGGCCGTGATGGCGGGGCCCAGCAGGGTCAGGGCGGTCCCCACGGCGGCCAGGACGACCCCGATCCTGAACACCGAGACCACGAGGGCCTGGTTGTTCTGGATGAAGGTCCGCACGGCGGCCGCCAGCTCCACCATCCTCTTCGCCGCGGCGGTCAGGCTGGGCGCCAGAGCGGCCCCGACGGCGTTCCACAAGGACGTGACCGTGGCCTTGAGCCGGATCCAGGCCCCCTCCAGCTCGACGGCGGCGGCGACATCCTGGTCGGACATCACCAGGCCCAGTCGCCGGGCCTCCGCCCGGGTCTTGGACAGGTTCTCGATCATGGGCAGGAGGTTGGTGCCGGAGCGACCGAAGACGCTCAGCGCCGCCCGGGCCCGCTCCGCGGCCGTAGGGAACTGCTCCAGGCGCTTGAGGATGGCGTCGAGCTGCTCGTCGGGGAGCATCTTCTGGAGGCCCTCGGCCGTGAAGCCGAGGTCTTGCAGGGCCAGGGCAGCCGCGCCGGCCGGGTCGATCAGGGCCTCGCCGATCAGCTTCTGCATCTTCTTGATGGCCACCCCTACGTCCTCGAGGGAAGCCCCGCTGACCTTGGCCGCGAAGCCAAGCTCCTGGAGGGCCCCCACGGAGATCCCGGTGCGCTTGGACATGGCCTCCAGCTCGTGCCCGGAGTCCGCGAAGCTGTGGGCCGCAAGCAGCATGGGCCCCGTGATGGCGGCGCCCAGGAGGCCCATCTTGTGGCCGATCTCCCCGACCTGTTGGCCGAAGTGCTGGAGCGTGGAGCCGAACCCCTCCAGGGTGTGGAGGGCCCCGCGTAGGCCCTGGACGAACTTCGAGTCGTTGAGACCCAGCTCGACGTAGGCCCTGCCTGCCCGGATCCCTGCGGCGTCTCCCAAGTGGGATCCGTCCTAGTTCAGGGAGGTCGTGGGAGGCTTCGGGGCAGACGGTTTGGCCGGGTTCAGGAAGCCCGAAACCGCCCCCCTGAGGCGCTGGAGCAGGCCAGACCCGCCCTCGGACGCGGCCCCGCCCAGGCTCTTCATGGCATGCCGCTGGAGGATCAGGAGGCCCACGAAGACCATGCCGATGCCCCCAATGCGGTCCACCGCCCCCCAGAGACTCAGGACGTCGTGGGCATGCATCCGACGGACCAGCCCGACGGCCGCGCCGGTCAGCACCGGCCAGCAGAAGCGGGCGAAGTCGAAGGCGCTCCCGGCGTCATGCTCGGCCTGGCGCACGAACATCGCCCAGGCCCAGGCCATGCCGCAGAGGGCCCCGATCACCGCGGAACACCAGAGGTCTGCGTGAGACAGGTGAATATCCATCATTTCCCTCCTTTGAGAGTTGCGAAGCCGAACATCCCAAGCGCCAGGCACAGGTAGACGATCTGCATGCATGGGGAGAGCCCAGGCGGCATCCCGGGAAGCGCGGGCAGGCCGGCCACGGGTGTGGCCTCAGGCCCTCCCGGCGCCCCGCCATGGGCGCCCCTCAAGGCCGCCAGGCCCGCGAGGGCGGCCGTCCCCGCGGCCGCGTAGGCCTCCGGGGGCAGGGGCGCGCAGCCCGTCAGGCAGATCAGTCCCGTAAATGTCAGGCACCGCTTCATGCACCGCTCGCTTTCCGGATGACCACCTTGGGGTTCGGGCCCAGGAGCACCTTCAGGGCGCTCACGCCCTTCATCCTGGGCAGGTCCTTCCTCTCCTCGACCATCGGGTTGAAGTCCTCTGCCGTGTAGGCCGGTCGCTTCGGGTCCCGGTGGATGTTCGCCAGGTGGGCCATCAGGGCGGCCGTGTGCGCCCAGCGGTTCCGGTTCATGCCCTCCGTCATCCATGCCAGTTCCCTCAGCGTCAGGTGGGACGGGTCGACTCCGAGGCCGCCTGCAAGACGCCAGATGACGGGCCAGACGTCTTCGCCCACGCGAGACCCTTGGCCACCAGCCCCTTCACCGCCTCGTCCGCCTGGACGTCCTTCACCTGCGCCATCTCCGTCATGGTCCTGAGCAACAGGGTCAGCCGCTCCCGCGCCGCCCTGTTGGGGGTAAAATCCGTGACCTCCTCCAGGACCGCCCTCAAGGCGTTGTCGATGGGGTCCCCGGCCATCGCCCCCCAGAAGTCGTCCTGGGAGATCCCCGCGGCGTCCGCCTGGGGCTTCACGATGGCATAGACCACGTCGCAGGTGAGGATCGGATCCTCGATGAGCCGCCGCATCGTGGCCATCACATCGGCCCCGGCCAGGTCGAACTGGATCGAGGTGCGGAGCCGCTTGATCACGACGACGTCCACCGCAATCTCCCAGGGCCGGCCCTTGGCGTCCTTGAAGATCCTCATGCGACCACCAGCCACACGGGGGCCGTCGCCGAGTAGGTGAGGCTGACCGTGATCTGGGCCTTCATGGCGTCTTCCAGCTTCTCGTCGCGGGTGCACTTGATGACGGCGAAGTCGCCGACCAAGCCCTCGGAGCCAGGGGTCGTGATGTCCCCGTCCATGATGGCGAGCCCGATGGCGGTCTTGTTCATGAAGGCCGCGAACAGGAAACCGAAGAAGGGGTCCGCGGGATCCCAGATGGACTCGAAGTCCACCGAGCCATCCTTCAGGGTTCCGACCTTGGCCTTCCAGCCGTTGTTCCCGCGGGTCGTGACGTCGGCCTCGCCCGTGTCCATGTTCAGGGCGACGTCGCGGACGTTGCCGGCCAGGGTCCAGGCGGGCATGTCGATGATCGGCCCCCCGGCCCCGGTGTGGTAGAGCTTCCCTTCCATTCCGAGTTTGCGTGCCATCGGCTATCCCCCCTTGATTGAGTTGGCCCAGAACGACGGAAGCCTTGAAAGAGAACGATGGAGCGCGGGCCCCATGAAGGGCCTGGCCGGGTAGACTCGGGTCTTCCGGCTCGGCGGACCGCCCTTGGAGGGCGGGATCGTGGCGGCGATGGCCTCCGCCCGGGCCACCTGCCGGTCCGTCCGGAGGCTCACCACGATCAGCTTCTTCCCGATGAGCTTGATGGGGCCGAAGCCCCCGATGACGAGGCGGAATCGCTGCTTGGGCGCTCCCCTGTCCCCCGGATGCTTGGGGGGCTCCGTGCCCCCGAACTCATGGGTGTGCGCGATGATCCCCACGGCTGACCGCGTGGGCCCGATCACCGCGAGCTGCCTGCCCTTGTCGACGTCGTAGGCGATGCCCCGCTTGAGGACGCCGGTCTGGGTGTGGGGCGGCTCTCCCGGCAGGGAGGAGGATTTGCGCCTCTTGATGGAGTTCCGGGCGGCCTTGTAGATGTAGCCCGCGGCGTGGGAGAGGCTGGTGATAACCGCCTTTCCGACCTCGGCCTTGAGCCTGGGCGTCTCGTCCCTGAAGACGAGCTTCACCGGATCACCCGGAAGGTCAGGGTGAGGACGCTGGTGAACTGGTGCAGGTTCGCCAAATGGTCCGGGTCGAAGAGGGCCAGGTGCTCCGTCCGGATCCAGACAGCGTCCGGGTAGGCCGCAAGCCGCTTGAGGCGAAAGGCGTCCGCGATGGCCACCACCAGGTCCAGGAGGGGATCCAGGTCGACCCCGCCCCTCTTCTGGACCGCGACGTCCACCGAGTGGTCGTACTGGACGACGGAGCGGGACTCGATGGCCTCCACGATCCCCTTGGGGACCACCGTCACATGAAGGACGCCCATGTCCTTGAGGTCGTACTGGGGCACGTAGGCCCGGACGGCCGGCAGGGCCCCAGGGAATGGGGCCAGGAGGCCGGAGGCATTGATTGCGGCCACGACGGCGTCGGCCGTGCTGAGGATGTCGGAGGGCATTACACGGCCCTCCGCCGGAAGGGCCGGAAGCAGAGCTTCCTGATCTCCTCGGCCGGCACGGAGTAGAAGGCGAGGCCGCCCACCTTCGGGCCGTCAGGCTTCAGGAAGAACTGGAGCCCTGCGGCCTTGGGCCTGTCCTCCGCCAGCAGCATCCCGATCCCGGAGACCTTGGGTCTGTCCTCCACGAGGAGCATGCCGACCCCGACGACCTTGGGTGGATCGGGAGGGAGGAACATCGCGATCCCGGACACGGTCGGCGGGTCGTCCTCTGGGAACACCTCCGGGTCGATGATGAGTGCGGGGTCGATGAGGCCGACGGTGTCGGGCATCTAGGCCTCCACCCCGTCCTTGCGGAGGGTGAGGCGGTACTGGATGTAGCGCCCGGCCAGGGTGTTCGGCAGGACCACGTTGGCCCCCTGCTCGATCTTGACCCAGGCGGGGAAGCCCGCGGCCTGGGAGAAGACGGTCGCCGACATCCGGACCTCGATGGTCTTCCTGTTGGGGCCCGCGTCATCGATGTCGGCGTCCACCACGTCCGTGGGCTCCGTCTCGTCCGCCATCAAGTCGAAGCCGGTGAGCCGCCGGGTCACCCCGGTCCCCAGGTCGTAGACCGTCGAGGTGAAGGTGCCTACCGTCGCGGGCGGGACGAGCTCGATCTTCCCCCCGGCGACCTGGGTATCCACCATGATCCCGCTCCCCCAGTCCGTGTGGCTGAACGCCTCGGACTGGGCGAACTTCGCCACCCCTCTGGCGCCAATGTCCTCCCCGTTGAAGCCGGCGCCGAGGAGCGGGGACGCGGACTGGAGGGCGACGAGCCCCGCCGCCAGGTCGATGACCAGGGGATCGGAGCTGAGGGAGTTGGCATCCCTGCCGGTTGCGGCGAACCAGTCGGCAAGGGTGGCGTAGTCCGTCCCGTTGCGGCTGGCGACCTTGGTGTTCCCGAAGAAGCTGTTGTAGTTGGAGCTCGGCGTGTTCGGGGCGCCGCCGAAGGAGTAGAGGGCGACCGCGTTGTTGAGGAAGAGGCTGCTCTTGATGTCGTAGGCGCCGTTGACCTGTCCGCCCTGGCTGTTGAACCTCGACACGCCCCTGGCGCAACCGTAGATCGTGACGCGCTCCAGGTTGCCCTGGAAGTTCGAGTTGTCGCCGTTATTGTCGAGCTCACAGGCGGCAATCGAGCAGTCGTGGATGACCGTATCCAGCACGGTGTGCCCGGAGCAGGTCCCCGGCTGGCCCATGACGCCGCGGGGGCAGTGGTGGATGTGGCAGTTCCGGATCGTGAGCCAGGTGGAGGGCCAGGACCCGAGGGAGTTGTTGGCCCCGGAATAGATACCGGCCGAGACGCAGTTTCGGATCTCGAAGCCGTCGATGACGCGCAACATCGTCGGCTGGTTGATGTTGTTGGCCTGGATCCCGAACGACCGGAGGTTCTCGCCGTCGATGATGACCCGGCCAATGGCCTTGAGGGTCCAGACCAGCGTCGTGGGCGCAACAGTCTCCTTGTAGACCCCGCGGTACACCTGCACGGTGTCGGCGCTGCCGAGCAGGGAGACCGCGGCGCCGATGGTCTTCTTGGCCGTGCCCAGGGTGAGGCCGTTGTTGGAATCGTTGCCGGACTTGTGGACGTAGTAGGTGGTCATCTACAGGGCCTCCACGCTCTCGTCGATCCCGGCCAAGGCGCCCCACTCGGGGCTGGAGGCCGGATTCAGGTGGCGGTAGGACTCCGCGTAGCGGCTGTCGACCGAGGCGCTCGTCCAGGTCCGGCTGAGGAGCCTGGTCAGGCTCGTGCCGGAGATGGCCTCCGTCACGTCTTCGACCTCCACATCGGCGGCGGCCTGGATCCTGTCCCGGGTGGCGGCTTCGTCGGGCGTCAGCATCAGGGGCTCCTTCGGGCCATGAGGGCCGCGGCCAGGAGCGTGTTCGCGTCCCCAGCGGAGACCCGCACCCGGATCTCGTCCGTGATCTCGGTGATCTGGTAGAGGCCGGCCGCGGTGATGAGGAGCTCGTTCCCCTGGAAGTCCCTGAGGACGTCGAAGCCGCTCTGGCCGAAGTTGCGGCCTTCGACGATGAGGACGCCGCCCACCCCGAATGGCCCGGAGACCTGGATGGAGCGGTCCGCGTGGTCCGGGTAGCCGAAGGGCTGCCCGACGTCCCCGAGGCGGAGGTTCGCCCAGAGGGCGTTCCGAACCAGGGTGCCGGCCTTGGGCTCCGAGTAGGCGATGGGATCGCTCATGGGCTTTCACCCTGCCGGCGGCCACCGATGAGGCTCTGCATCGCCATCGTGTTGCGCTCCAGGGCGGACAGGAGCGTCTCCTGGACCCACTTCTGTTGCGCCACGGCCTCGGCCTGGCGCTTCTCCATCGCCCCGGCCATGGCTTTCTCGCGCAGGTGATCGCGCCACAAGGTGAAGCCGACGACCAGGCCGGCCAGGCCCCACTGGGCCCAGACGGTCTGGTCGCCGCCCTCGACCGGCGGCAGGGCCGCCAGGAGGAGGGCCCCCATCCCCAGCTTCATCCCGGTCTCTGCGAGCATCGGGCCTCCTTACGCGGGTTCGGTCTTCACGAGCTTCGTGTGGATCCGGAGGGTCAGGAAGAAGGGGTCGGACCAGCGCCAGGCAGGCTCTCCCCCGGGAGCCATGACCTCGTAGGTGTAGGCCACGCCTTCCGCGACCTCGACGATCTGGTCCCCCGGCTCCGGCAGCGCCGGGGCATCGCCCACGCCCAGGGTCAGGTGCGAGGCCAGGATCAGGTAGTCCCGGGCCTCGGACCTCTCGCTCTGCCCGTAGCCGGTGTCGAGCCGGAACACGGTCTTCCCCACGGTGGCCGGGACGCCTTCCAGGGTCTGGGCTCCCCGCAGGTAGGTCACCGGCCGGGCCATGTGCTCGGTGCGGCGGTTCTCCAGCCACTCGGAGCCGGATTGGAGAAGGTCCGTCATGGCCTACTGGAGCAGCCTGACCCGGACCTTGGCGTCGGCGTCCGCGGCCGCCAGGACGGTCTTGCCGATGAGCTTGTTTGCGCCGCTCTCGGAGTTCTCCTTCGCCACGTCCTCGGCCACGTCGTAGTAGACGGGCTTCCCCGCGGCGATGGCGGTGCCGACGCCGGTGGCCTTCGGGAAGTCGAACACGCCGGAGACGGCGAGGGCGCCCGGCACGTTGGCGGCGATGTCGCGTTTCAAGACGCCGACGAGGTCGTTCTGCACGACCACGGACCCGGCGGCCTTGGCGGTGCCGGAGGTGTAATCGATGCTTTCTCCGTCCTGGATGAACTTCGTGGTCATGGTTTCATCTCCTTGGGTTTCTGCCTCAGGGCCACTACTGCCCGTCGGCCTTGATGCCGGCCCGGGGCTCCTGCTTGGCCACGCCGAAGTCGTGGTAGCCGCGCACCTGGATGCCCAGGGTGTCGAAGTCGGCCGCCGCGCTCTCCACCACCGGGGTCTCCTGCCCGTTCAGGAAGGCGACCTCGATCACGGCCATGTCCGCCGGGCGCGCCAGCAGATACCAGGCCTTCGCGCTCCCTCCCGGGATGGCGTCGTTGTTCAGGTAGCTCGACCGCACGACCTCGAACTTCCCCGCGTGGGGGTTCAGGGTCGGGTACTTCCCTCCCTCGTCCACGCTCCTCAGCTCCGTGGACCGCATGGCCTGGGCCGCCGCGACGCTGAGCGCATTCGGCACCAGCAGGATGGCGGGGGTCACGGCCAGCGGGTTCCCATCCGGGTCCACCTGGTCCAGGAACATCTGTTCGACCAGGGTCAGCCCGTCGATGCCGAAGGCCCCGGCGGTCGTGGACTCCAGGTTCTTGTTGCCCGCGGTGAAGAAGGCGGAATCGTTCAGGAACTCGGTCCAGAAGACCTTGTTCAGCTTCAGGGCCGCGCCGCGGCCGATCCTCATGGGCACCTGGGTCAGGGCCCCCAGGTCGTCGTTGATGAGGTCCTGCCGGGTGATCGAGAACATCTTCCCGTAGGTCTTGGCCTGGTTGTGGAAGGTCTGCTCCCCGAGCTCCCCATGCTTGAGCTCGCCGTCGGGGCTCACCTCCTCGTACTCCATGCCGCCCGAGAGGCGGTAGCTGGAGACCTGCTTGAAGTCCCGGACGTTGCGGGTCGCGGCGATGGCCCGCCAGGTCCCCTCCACCCCGTCGAACCCCTGGAGCAGGAACTTGTTCATCACGTTCGAGAGGATCCCGGGCAGGGAGAGCGTGGAAAACGCCGCCTCCAGGACGCCCCGCATGTCGGAACGGAAGGAGCGCCCGGAGTAGCCCTGGGCGCGGGCCGCCTCCAGGAGGAGCTCCTGGAGCCCCATCTGGCGCCGGAAGATCCGGCTCGCGGCCTCCAGGACCTCGGGCTTGTACTGCTTCTCGATGCCGGGCAGGCCGCCGGAAAGGGCGACGCCCGCCTCCAGGACGTCCGCCGTCGTCGCCTCGTGCCGGACGATGACGCCGGGGGCCGCCGGGCGCTCCGCCCGGAGGACCTCCAGCTCCGTCCGGCTCAGGTCCCAGCCCTCGCTCATCGCCTTCTCGGCGATGGCCGAGTGCTTGCCGGCGGCCTTGAGGACTGCGTGGATGCGCTTCTGTTCCGAGGTCATCTGGGCGCGGAGTGCCAGGACGGGGTCCTCGGTCGCCACCTTGGCGGCGGCTTCCGCCTCGGCCGCTTCCGCTTCCAGCTCTGCTTTCGTCTTCACGGGATCCTCCTTGGGTTTCTCCTGGGCCGCGACTCTGGCCGACGTGCTGCGGTCGGCGCCGATGTCCACGAAACTGATCTCATCGAGGGAAGAGGCCCTCACCACGTTCAGGGGGCCTTCGAGCGGCTTGCCGTTCACCGTGACCTGCTGGCCGGCCGGGACGAACTCCGTCTTCCCTACGCTGGCCCCGATGGAGGCCTGCCAGGGGAAGCCGTTGCGGGCGGCGTCCACGATCTCCTGGGCGTCGGCCGTCTTGAAGGACAGGACGCCCTTGGCCGTGATCTGGCCGTTCTCCAGGGACACGCTCTCGGTGTGGCCCACCACGCGCCCCGAGTCGTGCCCCCGGCGGATCGGGAGCGCCTGGGAGCGCACCTTCATCCCGGCCAGGTCCACGACGACCGGCGAGCCCCATCCCATCAGGCGCATTGGGGCGCCCGTGTAGCCCACCATGGAGAAGCCGGGCAGGGCGGGCTTGTCGCCGGGGGCCGCCTCCATCCAGGTCGGGCTGGCCGCCAGGTCCAGGCGGTCGCGGGTTTCCAGCTGGGCCCTAATCACCGGGTGCTCCCGCGGGAGCCGGCGCCAGCCGGGTGGGAACGGCCAAGTCCAGCTCCTTCAGGAGCGCGGCCTCGACGCCGGCCTGGCGGATCTCGGCCTCCCAATCCTTCCCGCGCTTGGCGTACTCCTCCGCCAGGGTGGTGGTGTGGTTGAGCAGGCGCTCGCCCTGGGCCGTGGCCTCCTTCATCGGGTCCACGTGCTCCTGCCCGTCCCAGAACCACTGGTGGCTCGGCTTCGCGTCCACGCGCCTGAGGGACTGGGGCAGGAGCCCCTCGATCAGGACGGCCTCCGCGAACCACGCCGCGAAGACGCGCTCCAGGATCACGTGCTCGATGGCCGCCTGCTCCACCCGGATCGACTTGAAGTAGACCTGGTGGTCGAGGCGGCCGGAGGCGTAGTTGTAGCTGCTGGAATTGGCCAGGACGACGTTCAGGGGCATGTTCAGGCAGCGGCCGATCTCGTTGAGGATCTCGTGCTTGAAGTCCCCGTAGGTGGTGGTCGGCTGCTCCGCCTTGGCCTGCCCCAGCTTCCAACCGCCGGGCATGACGGTCGCCATCCGCTTCTCCAGCTCGATGGTGTCCATGGGCACCATCGCGTCCGACTCCCCGTTCGCGGGAGCGTCCGTGTAGATCACGAGCGACTGGTCCGCCGCGACCTCGGCCGCCGCGAGGACGGCGGAGGTGTAGCGGCGCAACTGCGCGAAGAGCCCCAGGGCGGGCGTGATCTCCGGGATGCCCCTGAGCTGTCCCGGACGGTCCGTCCGGAAGTAGTGGATGACCGCCTCGGCGGGGACCAAGTCCGACTCGTAGGCCCCCATCGTGAAAAGGTCCCCCGGGTGGTGCCTGAGGACCCAGTAGCCGATGGGGTTCCCCCAGGCGTCGAACTCGATGCCGTCCGACATGCTCCGCATCGTGGCCACGGTCCAGGGGTTGGCGACCTGGTCGGCCTCGATCAGCCTGAGGTCCAGCTTGATGTCCGTCGGCAGCCTGGGGTTGCTCGTCAGGATGCCGAAGACCTCGCCGTCCTGGGTCTTCGCCATCCGCATGGTCCTCAGCTTCGAGGCCAGGCAGACGGCCTGGGCCCACTCCGAGAACACTTCCTCGATGAGGTTGTTCGCATCCCCGTCTGGCGTCGCCATCTGGAGGCGCACCCCGGTCCCGATGGTGTCGTTGGCCAGGGTGGAGACGACCCCGCGGGCGTAGGCGTTGTTCGCCACCTCGTAGCGGGAGCGCATGCGGAGCGTGCGACGGACTCCAGGGACCGCGGCGGCCCCGGCCGAGAGCGCGTCCGCGGCGGCCCAGTGGCGGCGGTTGTCGTCCGTGGTCTGCGCGCCGTCGTATCGGCCCCGAAGGGGGATCTTGAGAGAGCTCCGGATCGGGGGCTTCACGCCCCGTCCCAGGAGACGGTCCAGGAGCCGGGGCATCTAATCCGCCCCCGGGGGAACCAGTTTGGCGAAGCGGATGCCGAGGGTCTTATTTTTCGCGGCCGCCTTGGACGCGAGGTAGCGGTCGGCCTCGATCTGGTCCTTGAGGTCGTGCTGCTCGATCTCGCCGGAGTCCCCCCGCGCCCGCTTGGGGCCGGAGGCGTTCTCCTGGATCTTGTCCTTGAGCTCCTCGGTCACGCGGTCCTCCCGATGGTCCCTCGGGAGTTGTTACCCGCTGCCTGCTGAAACTCGCCGCCCCGGGGTCCGGAGGGCAAGAATCGTTACACCGGTAGAACCGGCAGGGCTTTAGGGGGCCTGTTCGTAGGTCGTGATCCGCCTGCCGCAGTGGCGGCACTCGCGCCGCCGCATGATTCGCCCGCCCCAGGCTGCCCGGGTGTAGATGACCTGGAAGTGCCGGCACCCGCAGGCTGGGCATTCGAGCCCCCGCCTGTCACGCGGGGCGGGCTTCGCAGGGTCGGACAGGGGGCCCTTCATCTCCGCCTGTCCTTCTGAAGATCGGAGAGCTTCAGGCGAGCGGCACGGGGCGGCCTGGCCGCGTCGGTGCCGGGCAGGACCACGCCTTCGAGCGAGGCAGCGACGGCGCAGCCGACCAGGCAATCGAGCCAGTGGTTGTCGAACTGCTCGGGGCGCATCTTCCATTCGTCCACGACCCGCCCGCGGCCCTCCGTCTTCACGCGGTACTCGGCGCAGACGTGCTCGGCGATGAGGCGGTGCAGGTCGGGCTTGTCGCCGAAGAGCGAGAGGCAGCCCCTGTCGCCCATCGGGACGGCGAGGCGCGCGTAGAGGAAGGACTTCCAGTAGTTGGTGTCGTAGACGACGTGCCTGATGGCGCGCTTGCCGGCGACATTGGGGACGCGCCAGTTGTGGCCGACGCGGTCGCCGAGCTTGCGCTTGTACTCCGTGAACGGCATCGAGGAGGCGCCGACGAAGCGGCCGTGGCTGGGAAGGAGCAGCGCCGCGTGCTTCGACTGCCGGCAGAACTGGTAGATCACCTCCGTGGACGAGCCCCAGTTGGCGTCCACGAGGCAGCGGTCGATCTTCATGCGCGCTCCGTCGTCGCGCCGCCACTCGCGGCCGAGGTAGTCGTTGAGGAGCGCTTCGAGCCCGGCGTAGATCGAGCCTTCGAGCCCTGCGCCAGAGGCTTGCATGGCGAGCGTCCGACGGGCGTCTCTCAAGGTAAAGAAGGCCCGCTGCTGGTCGGGGTAGCTCCCGTAGTCGATGACGTAACCGGTGAAGTCCTCCTCCCAGGCGACGACGGTGTAGAAGAGGAGCTTCTGCTGCACGTCGATGAACATCGTCAGGCGGCTCGCGCCGATGGCGACCTCGGCGCGCTTTAGGCCGTTCGTCTTCGCCGCCACGTCATCGGGGGTCAGGACCTCGCCGTCGCCCACGTCCTCAGGGAGCGGCTCGTTCTGGTACTCGGCGAAGAAGGCGGCCTCGTCTTGGAGCTTCAGGTTCATGGCGTGCTGGACGGCCGAGGCCTCGTCGGTGTTGAAGCGCTCGGGCCAGGCGATCCGCGCGCCGAGGTCCATCTCCTCGCGGTGTCGGCGGTAGAACTCGGTCGCGGCCCTGATCCCCCGGTCGCTTCTGAGTTCCTCGGCCCGGACCTGGGCATACTCCTCCCAGAGCTTCTCGTTCGTGGGGAATGCGTAGACCATCTTGGTCCGCTCGCCCTGCCACTGCGGGTGCTTGTCGCGGTCGAGGATGTTGTCGGCCATGTCCTCTGGGCGGATCACCGTGCAGGGCAGGATGCCGCTGATCTTCTTTCCCGGGCCGGCCAGGCCCAGGACCGCCCCCGCGAGGATGCTCTCGCGGTAGGCGCACTGAGAGGGTGAGCGCGCGGACTGGTCCGTCTGGGGATCGTCGAGGATGACGAGGCTGGGCCGGACCCGCCTGCCGTCGGGCCTGGTATGGACCGCGCCGCGCAGGTTCCCGGTGAGCCCGGCTACCCGGATGATGGCCGCCGAGGCCCGGCTGCCGGGGATGCTCGGCAGGATGAGCTGGTCGGCGTTCCAGCTGATATAGGTGGAGCGGCCGTGGTGGATCTGCCCGACGCAGCGGCGGCTCTGGTTTTCGAGGCATCGGATGGGGTAGACCGCCTCGGGGAAGTCTGCGAGCAGGAGCTCGTTGTGCATGAGCTCGCTCTTGAGGTTGTCGAGCATGGCGAGCGCGTGCTCCTCGCAGCTCCCGATGAGGAACACGAAGGGGTGGGCCCCGATGAGGAGGGACCAGAGCACGGCGCATTCGCAGAGCGTGGTCTTGCCCGAGCCTCGCGGCATGGCCATGGCGAAGAGGCCGCCATCCAGCACGGCCTCCTCGATCTTGGCGATGACGCGCTGGTGGTCCGCCGACCAGGGGAGGGTGAAGCGCTGCGGGAAGTAGGCCTCGCAGAAGCGTCTGAAATCGGTGCGCGCGGCGGCCTTGCGGCCTGAATCCAGCACCGGCGGGATGTCGCCGATGTCGCGGCCGATGCGGCTCTCCTCGGACGCCCGGGCCCGGGCGCTCTCCTTGCGCTTGAGGTAGTCGTCCTTGGTTACGCGCCGGGGCATGGTTTCCCCTGTTCACGGATCAGGTCGGCGGCGATTCGGGCGTGTTCGCGCAGGGGGTAGCTCTCGGCTGCCAACCCCAGCGGCAGGAGGTGCCGGCGGATCGCGGCAAGCTCGGCCTGGGCCCCTTCGGGGTCGGCGTGCTCGGCCTCCGGACCCTCCCCCCCAATGGCCTCGCGGTAGAGGTCCATGAGCTTGTTGATCTCGCGCTGGGCGGTGAGCGCGGTCTTGAGGTCGCCCGTGCGGACGGCCCGGGCGTAGAGATCGTTCATGCGGGTGATGGCCGTCCCGAGCTGCTCGTCGCGGTTGTAGTCGGCCGCACGGGTGAGCCTGCGGCGCGCCTCGGCGACGGCTGAGGCCACGCGTTCCGGCTCCAGCCCGAGCTTCATGACACAGGCGCTTTCCAGGTCGGCCTGGCTCATGCCGCTGACCATGAGGAGGACGATCTTTTCTATCGCCGTCCGGGCCGCGGGGTCTCCGTCTTGGCCTTCCATGGTCTAGGCTCCCACGTTCCAGAAGAGGGCGCCGGGCCTGCCCCACTGCCTGAGGAACCGCCAGGCCTTGGCGTCGTAGTTGTCTGAGCTGGGGAAGGGCGGCCGGGTCTTGGCGGCCTGCTCGAACCTCTCCGGCGCGCGCCAGAGCGTCGCGCGGCCGGCGTCGGGGGTGTGGCCGATCCGCACAGCGTGGAAGACGGCCTCCGGCCAGGCCTGTTGCAGGGCGCGGGTGAGGACGCCTGATCCGGCGACGGTCCAGACCTCCCGGGGCTCGACGGGGAGCGCCTTGGCGATCCCCGCGAGGGCCTCGATGAACTCCGGGGTGTCCATCCCGAACGGCAGGAGCTCGGCCCCGGTCACGCGCGCGGAGGCCCGCGCCCTGACCTGGACGTGGGTGAGGTAGCCGTGCGGGACCTCGACGAGACGCGCCCCGGCGGCCTGGGCCTCGGCGGTCCGCGGATGGAGCGCTTTCCTCTGGGCGACGAACACCGTGGCGCGCTTGCCCGCGGCCGCGCAGGCATGCGCCAAGGCGACCTGGGCGTATCCGTAGGCGGGGGAGGCGTAGACGAACTCCCGCGCCGGCGAAGCCGCGACGAGGGGCTCCAGGACGCGGCGCTTCGTGCCGCCGGGGACCAGGTCGTCGCGCACGACCAGGAAGCCTTCGACCTCCTCGAGGACGGGGGCAGGGAGCGTCACGCCGGGTCCTCCGCGATGGTGGTGATCTCGACCTCCCCCAGGTCGGCGGTCGCCTGCTCGGGCGATCCCTTGGCGAAGAGCATCACGTTCTCGTGGTGCTTCACGAGCTGGAAGTCGTCTTGGAAGGCCTGGAGGGCGCCCTTGTAGAAGACCTGGACGTTCTGGTGCGCCTTTCCGAGCTTGCGGCTCTTGGTGAAGTAGTTGGCGACCCGCACGGGGAGCGAGGCGATCTGCGTCACGAGCACGGCGTCGTTGTAGAAGCGGAGCCCCGCCCCCTCGAAGGCCTCGACGGTGTGCATGGGGAAGTCGCGGTAGAAGCCCGCCTTGTCGCGGAGGTCGCCGACGACGAAGCAGGCGAAGCGGTTGGGCTTGAGCAGAGCGGTCGAGGCCGCGACGATCTCGCGGTAGTTGCGGCGGAATTCCGCATAGTCCATCGTCGATAGGTCGCGCGGGTCGTCGCTGTAGCGTTCGAGGTCGGCGTAGGGCGGGCACGAAAAAACAAGATCGGCCTCGACGCCGGCGGCGAGCTTCTGGATGTCGCGGCTGTCGCCCTCGATCCATTCGGGCATCGGCCCGGTGCAGATGCGCTCGGCCTGCTTCCGGTTGGCCTCGATCTGCTCGCGGCGAAGCTCGACGCCGACGTACTTGCGGCCGAGGCGGCTGGCGACGATGCCGCGCACGCTCCCGCCGGCGAAGGGGTCGAGCACCGTCCCGCCCATCGGGCAGAACCACCGGACGACCAGCTCAGAGAGCACGGGGTCGAAGATGCTCGTCCCTGGCTGGCAGTAGGCGTCGGGGTTCGCGACGTAGAACTCCTCCCAGGTGACCTTGCGGCCGAGCTTCTCCTCGAAGGCGCCCTTCTGCTTGTAGACGTGGATGGGCTGGCTGCTCACCGAGAAGGTGGGCTTGCCCTCGCCGCCTTCGTGGCGGCCGAGCTCGCTCTCGATCCCGAGCGTGAGCCATTCCTCCTTGCGGCTTTGCCAGTAGCCCTGGCGGGCGTCGAGCACGGAGAAGGGTGGCACGAGGAAGCGCTCCGTGAGTTTCCTGGCCTTGGGGTCCTCCCCCGTGTCCGTGAGGGTCTTCAGGTCCTCGGGGCTGAACCCGATGCTCTCGATGTCGAAGGCCTCGTCGAGGAGGGCCTGCAACTCCTTGGGCAGGAGCTCCAGGTCCCATTCCGCGAGCTCGTGGGTCTTGTTGTCGGCGAGGCGGAGCGCCCGGACCTGGAGCGGCGTCAACTCCCGGGCGACGTGGACCGGGACCTTGGCGAGGCCGAGCTTCTGCGCGGCCTTGTGGCGGGTGTGGCCGCAGATGATGACGCCCTCGGCGTCCACCACGATGGGCTGACGGAAGCCGAAGGCCTTGATCGACGCCGCCACGGCCTCGATGGCCGCCGCGTTCTGGCGGGGGTTGCCCTCGTAGGGGCGGATCTCGTCGGGGCTTCTCAGTTCAATGTCCATGGGGTCTTTCTCCTTCCGTCAAACAAAGTGAACCTAGAAGCGCGGCTGATCCGGCGTGCCTGTCGCGCGTCGAGCGCGGCGGAGTACCTTTTGCCCCCCCTCCCCGCCCCAGCTCAGGGCCATGGGGGGCTTCTTTCTTCTTTCACCCCCCCCCCTACACACACACGCGGAAAAGGGGGTCTATACGCGCCTATACGCGGGCGCGCGGGCATAGGGTGAAAGGGAGAAAGAAGATGAGAGTGTGTTGATATATAAGGACTTACGTTCAAATCTTCTTTCACCCTTCTTTCCCCTTCCTTCACCCCCTCGCCGCCCTTTCTGGGCTGACTTCTTTCACCCCTCACCCCTTCGTTCCCGGTCATGCTTCACCCCCTTCCGTGAGCCGGTAGTAGCGACCGGGCCGGCCGGAGCTGGACTGGGTCCGGATCTCGATGTCCCCGCGCTGTTCGAGCGTGGCCACGAGGACGAGGAAGGTCTTCGCGTCCGTCTTCATGCGCTTCAGGATCACGCAGTGCGGGAGCGTCTTGTCCGGGGCGTCCCGCAGCTTCTGGAGGAACTTCAGGCACTCGGCGTGGAAGGGGCTGTCCGCGACGTAGGCCTGGGCCTGGAAGAGCATGCGCCGGGTCTGATGGATGACGAAGCGCCGGGCCCAGTCGGTGGCCGCCTTGCCGATCTGGGGCTGGGCGTGGTTCTCGCTCACCGCGTGGAGGAGCGCGAGCTTGCGGGCGTGCTCGCTGACGCGGCCCCAGACGGTCGTGCCGACCGGATCGCCGGCGCCTTCGGCCTTTGCATACTCGGCCTCCGCTTCCAGGCGGGTCTCGACCAGGACGGCCTTGGCCTCCTCGGTGTGCGGGATGACCCGGGGCACCGGGTGCCAGGTTTCGAGGTTGCCCGTGCCGGGGCGGAAGTCGGCCCACCACTTCGCCGTCTCCAGCACCCGCGCGGGAAGCGGCTGGATGCTCGTCTCCTGGCCCGGCGAGCGCTTGCCGCAGTCCAGGATGATCATGCGGGCGAAGAAGCCGTTGGTGAGCATGCGCTCCGAGAGCGCCTGGTAGTAGTGGTTCGGGATCGCCGTGCCGAAGACCACCAGGCACGGTTGGTCAATGGCCCCTGGGGATTCCTTGCCGGCCTTGCGCCGCATGGGGAAGACGGAGTTCGCCGACGAGTACATCGTGAGGAGCGTGCCCATGATGTTCTCGTGGCGCGCGTCCTTCGCCTTGTTGATCGACTGGAGCATCAGGTCGATCTCGTCGGTCTGGAAGAGCATGCACGGGTCGCCGAAGAGCGCGTCCTGCACGCCCTCGCCGGAGGCGAACAGGCCGCCGACCTGGCGCGACAGCCCGATCTGATGCAGGATCTCCGTGTTGATCTTGCGTGGCCGGTCCTTCCCGGCGGACGAGTGCGCCAGGCCGAGCAGGTAGACGTTCGTGCGGTTGTCGCTGGGGTCGCGCACCTTGCGCCCGGCCAAGACCGCCTGGAGAGCCAACGCCCCTGAGAACGCCATCACCGTGTTCGGGTAGGGAGCGGTCGCCAGGCAGTAGTCCATCACCTCGGATATGAAGCCCGGGACGCGGAAGAGATCGTCCGGAAGCGGCCCGGGATCGGTGAGCCTCGGCGTTTCATCCTTGGTCGCAGCCTGGTTCTGCGCCCAGTGGCTCTCGGCCACCGCGACGGCGACCTGGTCCGGCTCGTAGCGGCAGATGCTCGCTGCGATCCTCTCCACCTCGCTCGGGGGTAGCGGCGGCGTGCAGCGGTCGGCGTTGATCTGGGCGAGGGCGGCGAGGATCTCCGGGCGGCTCATCCCGACCCGGCGCATCGTGCCCGCCAGGCGGGCGAGCGCGTCGTTGCGCTGGCCTTCTGGGATCGCGTTGGCCTCGGTCGGCGCCGTCTCCCCCTTTGGCCCGTCCCCATCCAGACGCTCGACGAGCCAGCTGGGCGGCTCCGGCAACTCCCCGGGCCCGGCGTCGAGCTCGAAGGTCTCGGCCCAGCGGTAGGCCCTTCCGTCCACCACCGAGGGCGGGACGACGATGTAGCCGCCGTTGGCTCGGGTATCGACCTGGGGCGCGAGCTTCCCGGCGGTGTTCTGCCAGGTCTTGCCCGCCGGTTGTCGGAAAAGATGGTGCCGGCCACCGCGCGGGGTGAGGGAGATCGGGCCGCGAGCGAGGCCCTGGGCCCGCTCCGCGTCGGTGGGCCAGGGGTTGTCCTTGCCGTCCACGTCGATCACGAGGAGCCCGGCCGTCGGCAGGCCGATGTTCGCGGCCGGGAACTGGGCCCACCAGGCTTCGAGGGTGGCCGCCTCGGTCGTCGCGTCCTTGAAGCCGTGCGGCGTGAGGGGCGTCTTCTTCCCGGGCGCACAGGGGAAAACGGGGTATCCCAGCTCGGCGTATCGCAGGGCGGCGCGGAGAAGCTCTTCCCTTGTGGCGGTCATCGGTAGCCAAGGCCATCGTCGGGGGCCCCGACGTGTTGCGGGACAGCGGGATCCGACGTTTCCCTTTCGTCCCAGGGAGGCTTCTCGCCGAGTTCGTAGGCGACGATGCGGTCGAAGTCCTCGCCGGTGACGCTGCGAACGATGATGATCGTCGTCGGTGCGAGCGCTCCCGCGTTGGCGAGCGCCGCCGCCTCGGCGGCCGTCCCTGGCACAGGGGCGTCGGAGCGCAGGCGCCACCACGACTCGGCCTTCTTCCTGGCCCAGCCGGTGTGCTCGAAGCAGATCCACTCGGAGCGGTATTGATTCAAGCCGATGCGGTATTCGACCCTGAGCGTCTTCGGGGCGTCCTCCGGGGCACCGCGCTTCTGGTGCACCGTGTAGAAGGTCTCCTCGACGGCATGATCGGTGGTGGTCGCCTGGCCGGAGAGGATCCCCTCCGTCGAGGCGGTCGCGTCGTGCTTCTGGGATTCCGGCGGGGGGAACTCGTAGCCGCAGTCGGGGCAGACGGCGTAGCCGGCCGCGATCAGGCTCCGGCACTGGGGGCACTCCTTTGCGGGCGCCTCTCCGCCCCCGCGTTCGTCGGGCTCGTGGATGCGGATCGCGTCCACGGGCCCATGGCGGAGCACGTTCCCCCCGAAGTCCAGGACCAGGCAGTTCTCCTTGCCGGGATGGAGCCGGAAGCCGCGGCCGACCATTTGGTAGTAGAGGCCCGGGGACATCGTCGGCCGGACCATGGCGACGCAGTCGATCATGGGTGCGTCGAACCCGGTGGTGAGCACGTTGACGTTCACCAGGTACTGGAGCTTTCCGGCCTTGAAGTCGGCAAGGACGCGCTCGCGCTCGAAGGCCAGGGTGTCGCCGAAGACCGTCCCCACCCCCGCGCCATACCTCTCACGGAGGACCGTCGCGACGTGCTGGGCGTGCTTCACGCCCGCGGCGAACACGAGCACCGACCAACGGGTCCGGGTCTGCTCGACGATCTCCCGGCAGGCTGCCTGGACGAGCTCGTCCGTGTCCATCAGGTCCTCGGCCTCGCCGGCCACGAACTCCCCCGCGCGGACGTGGAGCCCTGAGGTGTCTATCCTCTCCCGGCTGGCCTTGGTGACCAGCGGGCACAGGTAGCCCTGGACGATCAGCTCCTTGACGCCGATCTCGTAGCAGACGTGGTTGAGCACGTTCCCGGGGGCGCAGACGTGGCCGCTCTTCATCCGGAACGGCGTCGCGGTCAGGCCGACCACCCGAAGGTGGGGATTGACCGCGCGAGCCTCCTCCAGGAACGTCCGGTACATTCCATCCCCGTCCGGCGGGATCATGTGGGCCTCGTCGATGATGACGAGGTCGAAGCGGTCGAGCTCGCAGGCGCGCTTGTAGACGCTCTGAATCCCGGCCACGATGATCGGGTGCTCGGTGTCCCGGCTCTTCAAGCCCGCTGAATAGATCCCGACCTGGGGCCCCAGCTCCGGCGCGACCTGGCCGAGCTTCTCGACCGCCTGCTCGAGGAGCTCCTTCACGTGGGCGAGGATGAGCACCCTCCCCTGCCAGCGGGCGACGGCGTCCTTGCAGACGGTCGCCATGACGGGCGTTTTGCCGCCGCCGGTCGGGATCACGACGCAGGGGTTGTCGTCGCGCTCCCGGAGGTGGCGGTAGATCGCGGCCACCGCCTCCTGTTGGTAGGGCCTCAGCTCCAGCATTCACGCAGCCCTGACGCGCACGAGCGCCCGCCCGCCGGGGACTGAGCCGCGCCGCTCGATTTCGAGCCTCACGATCTGGCTGTCGTCGCGGTAGAGGCCCCCGTGTTCCAGGGCGTCGAGGAGGCTCTTTTGCAGGTTGTCGATGTCGCGCCGCCTCTCGTCCGGCGGGTAGACCTCGATCTCGACCTGGATCGGGCCCTCGAACCTGGTCAGGCTCAACCCCGCGAGGATGGAGCAGACCCGCTCCCGGAACCTGCGCCCCTCGCGACTGATAAGGGTCCGCGGGCCCACGTGCCGGTAGTAGTGGTTCACCGACGGCGGGTAGGGCAGCTCGATCTCGATCATCGCCGCGCCCAGGGAGGCGTGTTCGTCGCCTCCTGCTGGGGCGCGCCGCTCGCCGCCTCCTTCTTGGCGAAGCCCTTGATCTCGTTCACCAGGTCGCCGGTGTCGTCCCGCTTCTTGCACTTGACCGTGATCTGGAGCGGGAGGTTGTGCAGCTCGACGGAATCCTTGGGCTGCATCACGCCGACTGCGCGGCAGATGGCCGAGAGCTCGCCCTGGGCGATCTGCACGGTCAGCTCGTTGGGGTTGTCGAGGTTGAGGCGCGACCAGAGCAGCCGGTTCTTGTGCGGCCCATCGATCACCTGGAAGGTCAGCTCCAGGTACTGGCCCTTTCCGCTCTTGGTGGGCTTCATCTCGCTGCCGGTGATGACGGCGAGGTACTTGCCGGCCGGGATCGGCTCGAAGTCGGTCGCGGGATCGACGGTGTTGGCGTTGAAGCCGTTCAGGTTCGGCATGGTTACTTTCCCCCTTTGTTCTTGGCCAGGAATTGGGCGTAGGCGTTCCAGTCGAGCGGGAGTTCGTCGGGAAGGTTGAGGCGGTTCTTGGCGAGGTGCGCGGGGCGCTCCGTCGTGCGGATCACCCGCTCGCCGGTGCCGAGGGCCTGGGTGCGCTTGCGGTCGAAGCCCTCGTCGGTCTGCTTCGTGTAGACCTTGTAGGTGGCGAAGAGGACCTCGTCGCACCACTCCTGCACGACCGAGGCCGCGAGCTTGTGTAGGCGCGGGACGTAGCGGTCGTAGCTCTCCGTCTCCGGGTTCTCGAAGCGCTCGATGCGGGCATGGGCGATCAAGACCACCCCCATGCCCTTGTCGTTGCGGAGCGCCGAGAGGCCCTCGAGGAACTCGCGCCACTGCGTTAGGGCGAAGACGTAGCCCTTGGCGTAGCCGATGTCCTCGATGCTCTCGACGTTCCGCTTCTTGCAGACCTCGGCCCAGATGATCCGCTCCAGCCAGTCGAGCGAGTCCACCACGACCGTCCGGTAGGCGTGCTTGTCGGTGTAGAGCTCCGACAGGGCCTTCATGGCCGCGTCGAAGGTCGCGGTGACCGGGAACTTGTCGCACTCGATCTCGCCCAGGCCGTCCTCGGTCTGGATGAAGACCGGCTTCGGGGCGTTCGCCGCGAAGGTCGATTTGCCGATGCCGTGCGTGCCGTAGAGCATCACGCGCCTCGGCGCGGCGTTCCGGCCGCTTTGGACCTGTTCAAGAAGCTTCAATGGAGATCCCTCCTTCGTCTGAAAGGGCGACGAGAGGGACGGGCCCAGGGAGTCCGGACCAGGAGATACGCTCCCGGCCACGCCATCCCGCCCTCTCGCCGCTGGGTTTAGAGCCAATCGAACACACGGATGTCCTCGTAGAGCGTGGGCCAGCGGTCCTGCTCGCGGCACCGGCGCAGCCGGGCGATGGCTTCCTCGTTCTCCTTCTGGGCGATGGCGAGCACGTCCTCGCCCATGCGCCACACCCCGCAGCGGAAGGGCTCGCACTTCTCGACGGCGATGAGGTGGACGGGGAAGCTCTCGCCGCTGACGGCCTTGAGGAGGGCCCGGTAGAAGGCCATCTGGTGGGCGTAGCCGTAGCGGCGCGCGTCGGACTCGAACCAGGTGAGGTCGTCGCAGGTCTTGAGGTCCACGATGCCGTGCTCGGCGTTGAACCAGTCCAGGCGCCCCTGGCAGGCCTCGCCCGAGTACTCCCCCCTAGCGACCCCCTCGGGGACGCCTTCGGCGAGCAACTCCCGCGCCGCGTCGTGGGCCTGCACCGCCCCGGCGAGCTTCGTCACGATGTCGTACTGCGCGTCGGTGAGGACGGGCTTGCCCTGGGCCTCAGCCCACTCGGCCCAGGCCTTGGTGTTCGCGCCGAAGGGGCTTCCGGTCTTCGGGTTGACCGGACCGCCGACGGCGTAGCGATTCTCGAAGACCCGCCCACCTTCGAGGGTGAGCGCGTGGACGGCGCGTCCGATGAGGTAGGCAGGCCGGTCCGCATCCTCGACGAGCCCGAGCTTCTTCTTTCGGTGGAGCGCCGGGCACTTACGGAAGTCGGCGAGCTGGTGGCTCGTGAGGAAGTCCTGGGCCTGGGCGCGGTAAAGGGCCTCGGGCTCGCGCTGGAGGAAGTCGTCCTGGGCCGAGGCGATCATGACGCCTCCTCCCGGAAGTACCAGGTCATGCTGTTGCGGCCGGTGACGCGGCAGAGGCGGATCTCGGCATTACGGACGAGTCCCGCGTCGCGGAGCTCCGGAAGGCGCCTGGAAGGGACGTGGCGCTCCAGCCCCGTCGCGGCAGCGATCTCGGCCGCCGTACAGCCAGGGTTCTGGATCACTTCCTTGAAGCAGATCTCGCGGTGCGTCGCAGCGCGCCCGCTCGCTTCCGCCTCTCTCGCTGCTTCATGCGACGTGCGGGGGTCGGTCTTTCTCGCTCGGGCCATGTCTTCCTCCAGTGCGTCGCGGCTCGTGATGGGCTGCGCTCGCACCGGTTGTTACCCGGCCGGGCTGTTTGTTCGTCGGAGTGAGGCAACTCACGTTGGCACTCACGTAGGCGTCATTTCACTCACGTTGATCGGGAGGTTGCCGCTCACTTCATCACCTTTACCGCCACATACCCACGCGCGCTTCGTGCGGACCATGGGCCCTCGTGAAGTCGAGGTTGTCTCGACTCGCCATTTCAGAAACGGAGGCCCGATATGGACAGGTGCGGCTACGACGGGGTTGTGGATGCTTGGAAGGTGGAGCTGATCGTGGCGCGGGCGCGGCGCATGGGATTCCGCCGCGACGAGATCAACGACGCGCAGCAGGGGATGATCCTGGACGTGGTGGCGTTCCGCTTCGACGCCGCGAAGTCCAACGGTGCGAAGGAAAGCACCGTCCTCCAGGCGCTTATCGACAACCAACTGAAGAAGATGTGCCGCACGACGGCCCGCTATCGCGCCCGACTGGAGCGGCTGAAAGAGGAGCCTCTCCCCGAGAGCGCCTGCCCTGACCAGGCCCGCGGCCTCGATATTCAGGCGGCCGTCGCCTCGCTCTCCGAACCCGAGCGTGCTGTCTGCCGGGCCCTCGGCGAGGGCTGCTCGAAGGAGGAGATCGCCCGGCGCCTGGATTGCGGCTGGCACAAAGTGGACCGGCTAGTCCGGCGCATCCGCGAGCACTTCGAGGAGCTGGGTCTCGACGCCTATCTCGCGGCCTAAAGGGCGCGAATGTCCTAATTTCGGCGGCCCTCTGCCGCTATGGCGGACGAGCGAGAATCGAGTGGCATCCTACCGGCTGATCCGGTAGAGCAGGACCGGCCTGAGCGGCCGTTGTCTATGGCCTGGATCCCGGACGAGTTCCTGGCCAAGACGAAGCGGGTCTGGAGCAAAGCCTATGGTCGGGAGGTGGACGACAGGGAGGCCGTCGAGATCCTGATGAACTTCAAGCGCGCGGCCGAGGTCCTGCTCAAGATCAAACGGGAGATGATGAAGCCATGAAAGTCGTCATCTGGGCACGGGTGTCCTCCCGGGAGCAGCGGGAGGGCTATTCGCTCGACGCGCAGCTCCGGGCCAGCCGCGAGAGGGCTGAGAAGCAGGGCTGGACGGTCGCGCGCGAGTTCGTCGTCGCGGAGTCGGCCAAACGCGGCGCCGAGCGCCTGGCCTTCAACGAGATGTTCCGGTGGGTGAAGGCCAACGCCAAGAAGGAGAAGATCCAGGCGATCCTTGCCCACAAGCTCGACCGCGTCTGCCGGAATATGCGGGACGCCGTGCGCCTCCAGGAGCTTGAAGACCTCTGCGGCGTGAAGCTGGCCTTCGTCGAAAACCAGTTCGGTCCGGGCGCGGCCGGGGCGCTCTCCTTCAACGTGATGGCCGCCGTCGCACAGTACTACTCCGACAACCTGCGGTCCGAGGTCCTGAAGGGCATGGACGAAAAGATCCGCCAGGGCTGGCCCGCCGGCCACGCGCCCTTCGGATACCTCAACGTGGCCGACAAGGACGAGCCGGTCGTGCCGCACCCCGAGAACTCGAAGACGCTCGTGCGGATCTTCGAGCTCTACGCGAGCGGCCACTACACCATCGAATCGCTCTCGGACAAGCTCCTGGCGGACGGCTATGTCTACAGCCGCAGCCGGGCGAAGTTCAGCCGCAACGGGCTTTCCTTCTTCCTCAGCAACCGCTTCTACATCGGAGAGCTGCACCGCAATGGCTCCGTCCACCGCGGGCGATACAAGATCGTCATCGACCCGGTCCTGTTCGACCGGTGCCAGGACATCCTCAACGGCCGGAACCGGCGCACGGGCAAGTCGGAGATCATGCTGTCGGGTTGCGTCCTTCGTTGCGGATGCTGCGGGTACGGGATCACCGGGGAACTGAAGCGCAAGTGCCTCAAGGGAGGCGGGCACAACGTCCACGTGTACTACGGCTGCGGGAACAACTACAAGCCGAAGGAGCACCCGAGGGTGCGCTGGACGGAGGAATTGGTCGAGGAGGCCATCGTTCGGGACCTCGAATCGGTCCGCCTTCCAGACCCCGAGATGGCCGAATGGTTCCGGGATGGTATCGGGCACGCCATGGGGGACCAGACGCGCCTCCAGGCCCAACAGAGGGCCGCCCTGGCCAAGCGCAAGACCGAGCTGGCGAGCATGCAGGACCGGCTCCTCACCGCCTTCCTGGCTGGAACCATCGAAGAAGGGGCCTTCAATGCGAAGTCGGCGGAGCTGAAGCGAGAGGCGGAAAACGTGGCGCGAAGGCTCGAAGAGGTGGGCCAGGTCGATCCGGAGGCCGGGGAGCTGGCCCTGAGCGTCTTCGATTTCAGCCAGAATCTTGCCGATCTCTGGCGCGGTTCCAAGTTCGCCGAAAAACGCGAGCTATTGGAGTGTGTGACTTGGAACCGTACTCTGAACGACGCAAGTCTTTGCCTGGAAAAGAGAAGCCCTTTTGACTACCTGGCCAAAAGGGGGTTTTTGAAAGATGGTCGGGCCGCAGGGATTTGA